CTGATAATCCCAATACTTTACCAAGTTTTGTAACAAGTCCTCCTGTGGGTCCTGTTTTACCAAAACCGAATTTTTTACCACCGTAGATTGTTGTAACTATGTCTCCCGCTATAGCAGGAAATTCTTGAGCTAAAAACTGTGCTGTGTCATCTACTGTTACTTGTGGTGAATCAATGATTCTATAGTCTTCTTCACCTTTTGGTTTAAACGCCATACCTAATGATGGGTTGCTAGGGTTTATATAAATAAAATCACCTTCTAGTCCCATTTTATCTGCAATAAATTTATAATTCTCTATTGTCATATTACGGGGGTTAAGAGCAACCATTCTATTGAATTTACCTTGATCTCCTGGATTTACAAATTGTATTTGATTATCTGGAGATGGCTCAAACCCAAGAGTAGCTATGTATCTACTTTTATCTAAGCCAAAAGGAGCGATAGGCTCTACTCTTTTATCTAATTCTCTTTGGTCAAGAATAGAAAAAGGAGCCCCCATTGGGTCTTGTCCTGGAAGTAATGAACTTTGATATTCATTATAGCTATCTAACCGTTTTTGATAATCGGGAAAACGTTCATACATATCAAACTCGATAGGTGCTCTATTATAAGGAGCAACTCTTTTTTCCCAGTTTATAGCAGATTCTATCTTTGCAATTTGTTCTGGGTCATATATAAGAGAAGCTCTTGATTTAATATCAGGACTAAATATATGCGTTGCTAGTTCTAATTCTTTAGGCGACAACAACTGACCATAAGTAACGTTCGGATTATCTTTAAGTGTTTTCTTAGCTAAACTATTCGCTGCTTGATCTCTTAAAGCGTAAAATTCGTCTAGTTGTTGTTGAGTAACTTCCATATTAATACAGATTCTCGATAGCTTCTAAATCTTCTTCTAAAGTAGTTCCTGGATCTATTGTTGTTGTTTGATTAGGATCAAAATCTGTTCCTGCACGTCTTTTATGTTTTTGATAAGCTACAACATCAGGCACTTTACTGTAACGTGAATAAAAGTTTCTAAATGTAACAAGATCCATGTTTGAAAAATCAGGGGTGCCATCAGCATTTCTAGGAGCGTCCCAATACCCTGAAAGAATACTTGTAAACAGTTTATCATCTAGTGGGTATTGTCCTGAACGTATTCTGTTTTCAGATATAGATCCCATCACTACGTTATCTGTTTGTCTAACTAGTGTATCTACAAAACCTAAAATATTATCTTTAGCTGTTTGTGCGTCTTGTGTAGAACCGAAACCAACCATTTGTAAATGGAAGGCTAAATCTTTGTCAGATAACGTTCTACCTGTTTGACCATTAGCCGCTGCTGCTGCATAAGCTAACTGTAACATCGTTGCTCTAGTTCTTACATCGTTATACGCCATATCGCCTAACGAACCTAAAAAGCTAACACCGTATTCTTGACCTGCTTGTGATTGTTCAAAAGCTAACATAGCTGCTTTTATTTGATCGTCATCTCCAGATTGCAGAGCTGCGTATAAACGTTCCGCATTGTCACCTGTGCCTTCTCTACCGTTAGAACCTGCTATACCGTTTTGTATATCATCGGCAGTAGCAAAAGCGGCTGATAAAGTTCCATTACCGACATAAGTCAAGACTTGTTCTGCGTTAGCTTTCGCACTGTTTAAAAAGTTACCAATACTAGTTACCATAGTTAATGGATTTTGACTAGGGTCGTCTATACCTTTGTCGAGCATTCTAACCATTTCGTTAGTAAGCGTCATTGTTGATAATAAAGCAGTATCTTTAACGTTTAGTTCTTCATCTTTTTTATTTAAATTAACTAGGCGTGGGTCTTTTAATTGAGTAGATAATGATGTTGTTGGTCTAGCAAGTCGCTCTACCCAATTACCCTCTAGTTCTTTTATGTTTGTATATCCTGATTTATCATCGTTCAGGACATACGCTTCCCCTCTAGGGTCAACAAAGCCACTACGGTAATCACTAACACCTACTTTAGCTTTATCTACGTCTTCAAAGTTTTTAAATTGTAGGTTGTTTACATCTTTTAATGCTTCTTTTAAGAACGCTGTTCTATTTGTTTGTTCAGTTAATCTAGATGTTTCTTTTTGTTTATCGATAGCCATAGAAGTAGCGGCATAATCTTTTGCCCCTCTACCCATTTGGCTACCTATAATCATATTAATAATTTCGTCCATGCCAAAACTATCTTTTTCTTCAGGCTCACCAAACTGTTGATATGTTTGTAGTTGTGCTAATTTCTTTTGATTACCCAATACATCAGCTAAATCAGTGCCTTCACTTAACCCACCAAGACTATCTAAATATTCTTGGTCAGTCATTGTTTCAGGTCCACCTTTAAGCATCCCCATAATCCCTTCTACCGCTATAGGTAGAAAAGGAGCTATTGTTTCTTTTAATTCAGGCTCAGGTGCACGTCTAGTGAACCTGCCTGCTGTAGGAAAACTCATTCGTGTAGGAGCTAATTTAACAGGAGTTATACCACCGCCTTCTTGTCCCCCTCCAAAAGTTGGGAAAGGTAAAAACCCTCCTATGCCTTTATTACCGTTAGCCATTATCTCCCCGCCATAGGGTTATTGTAATTGTATATACCAGGAAGTCCCTGATTATATCCAGGAGTTCCAGGAGCTCCTGGATTTGGACCAGTTCCTGGATTTGGATTAACTGGTGCAGGTTGTAAACCGCTTCCTATACCTCCTCCGACTGGAGTATATTGACTATAAGAAGTAGGTGCTCCGCCTGCGTAACCATAACCGCCTGCCATTGGTCCAAGAGACGCTGTAAGTGCTCCAACGTTCTGTAATGTTTGCATAGGTAAGTTGTATTGACCTGTAAAGTTTTGGTAATTTAAATCCATTAGAGATTGTTGTCTACCTCTACCTAGTCCACCCATACCCATCATTGATGAAATATCTTGTTGTTGTAGTTGTGGTAATAAACTAGCCATACCACCGTATTGACCGCCGAAGCCGCTTAACGCACCTGCTGTTTGTGCTCCTAATCCTGCCAACCCTTGACCGCCTTGTAGTCCCATACCGAACTGTTGTTGTCCTAATGAACCTAACTGTGCTCCACGTTGCAACTGATTAGTAAATTGTTGTTGATCTAAGGTGTTTAATTGTTGACCTCTAGCCATCATATTATCAACGGCTGCTTGTTCTGAAGCGTTTAATGCTTGACCTGTTGCTAGTTTAGCTTGTGCTTGTTGTGCTTCTAAACTACCTAGTTGTGAGGCTCTAGTTAATTGATTTTGAGCTTCTGTTGTAGAAAGGTCTCCGAACTGTCTTCCTCTGGCTAGTGCTGCAGAACCTTCTTGTCCTGCGAAGCCTCCTTCTTGTCCTGCTAATCCTGCTTGTAATCCTGCAAGACCTGCTCGTCTGCCTTGTTGTGATTCAAATGCCTGTTGTGCTCTATTAGCCGCGTCTTGATAACCGCCACTACGGATCGCTCCTATTTGTTCTGCTGCTCCTCTGGCTACGTTTTCTGCGAGTTCATCACGTCGCATTCTCGACCTAGAACCACCAAAAGCTCCACCACTAACTGCTTCATCTCTAAGACCCATGTCGCCTTTAGCTAACCCTTCTCTAACATCTTTTAATGTTTGTTGTACTACATCTTCTTCGAACGGATTATAAAAACTTCCTATTCCTCTAGGATCAAAACGACCTGTAGAACCATAACCTGTTTGTTCTGCTCTACTTAGTCCTCCTCTTGCTCCTCTAAAATCTGGTCTTGCTGAAGCTGTTTCTAATCTAGCTAAATCTAAATTAGGTGCTCCTGTTCTTGTTAACTGTTGAGCTTCCCCAAAAGAAGGAACTCCTCCTCTAAGATAATCTCTACCTGATTGACCAAACCGAGCGTCTTCTATAAGTCCTCTACCTGATTGATCAAATCTTGCGTCTCGTGTAATACCCGCTCCTAACGCAGATAATCCTCTGCCCGCACCAAGACCTGCGGTTATTTCGTCTTGTCCTCTAGCTAACGCTCCTCTGGAAATACCTGCCGCTTCGTCTAATAACCCTGCTTGTTGTCCTAAATACGGTCTATAGCTACCAATCGCTTGATCAGCAAGCTGCATTCCATAAAGTTCTCTCGGATCAAAATCAGCTACCCTTTGTCCTGTATACGTAAACGGACTAGAATCCGCTTCACCGTAGTTTTGAAACTGTTGTCTTAAAAACTGTTGTGCAAACGGAAATATATCCTGTTGTAAAAATTGCCCTATATACGGGGCGGGGGCTTGACTGGAATATTCTTGTTCTTCTCTACTAGCCATATCGCTTATTACCTGCTTTGTTAAATGCGTTTAATCTAGCAATCCCCATAGCATGACTACCGTCGCCTGCTGCGTCTACTGCCGCTTTCGATAACATATATTCTCCGTTACTCGCCATAACAGGAATTAAATCATCTTTAGGACCTCCTGGACCGTGCATAGCACCTCCATGAGGCATGAACATAGGTCTTTGTAATACTTTACCTTCGTTAGCAAAAGTAACAGATGAACCGCCTATAGGATTCATCTTTAATTTTGATCTTCTTCTGTTTGAGTTTCCAGGAAGTGTTTCAGTTCTAACTAAACTTCCTTTAGGTTTATCATCCCCACCTAATAATCTTTGAAACAATGCTGTACCTATATTTCCTAATCCTTTATACATAGCATCAGAAACCATAGGGTCTTGACTATTTATCCATGCTTCTGCTTCTTGCATTCTAGTCATTGCTTCAGGTGTTTCAGGAGCAGCTATATCTATGTCAGGACTTAAATCTGCAAACATTTGTTCTTCTAATGCATCTTCGGGTTTAGGTATTTCTATCTCAGAAAAATCTACGTCTATAACATCTGATGTCATTTCAGGAAGGTCTGCAGAAACAAGATTTGCTTCTTGTAATACTTTAAGTAAGTCATCTTCGTCAGCTAAATTTCCTATCCCTAAGTTTATGTTACCGCCGTTAGACCTATTCAAATAACCACCAACAGCCATACCTGCAATACCGTACTGATCTAAATCAGCTACGTCTACCCCTGCTTCTTGTAATTGGCTTAATATCATTTCCTGTTGACCGTCTTCAGGAGCGGCTAGGTTTTCAAATTGAAAATCTCCAAACTCTTGTACTTGACTGCCTTGAACAGGAGCTATTTCCATTTCAGGTCCAGGACTTAATGAAGGAGAAGTACCACTACCAATTTGTGCGGGCATTTCAGGATCACCAGCAATTTTGCTACTTATAGCATTACTTGCTACGTTTACCGCTACTGCTGTTGCTACTACTGCTAAGCTCATGTTACTTGACCCATAAGGTTGTCTATTTGTTTTGTATCTATCCCCGTTAATTTTAAATCAGAAAAATCAGCGACAGTTATTTCAGCAACTACTTCGTCTACTGTTAAACAATCTGTTCTATGTACTGTTATAAAAGTACATTCTTCATGAACGTATAAAACTCTTTTTGTTCCTGCTTCTGTTATTCCATGAAACGGGGCTTGTATACGTTTTACACCGTCTTCACCAAAAATAGATATATCTCCTTTCATTAAAAAGAAAGGATGATTTTTAGCATGTATCTTAGTAGACACTAAAGTATTTTTAGGAGCTACTGCTGTTCTTATGTATTGACCGTCTGCGAAGTTGTGTGAAATAACTCCTTCTGCGTCCCCTCTGACCTTTTGGTTTAGTTCTTCGTTGTTGTTTTCTTTGCAATGTTCTGTAATAGCTTTTTCAAACTGTTTAATTTTATTTTGGAATTTTATTTTCTTTTCTTTGTAATCGAAAAATTCGCAGGCTTCCTGATACGATAGTTCAGGATTTTTAGCTAATGAGGTGTTCACTAGAATCGGCTCCTAGTTTTTTGTTTCTTTCCTTTAGACGTGTAAATATAGAAGTCAGAACGACTTCCTTTCTTCTTCAGATATGTCTTTTTATCTACTCCAACCATCGTATCTCCAGCGTGTTTACACGTATTTGCGAGTTAAAGCCCACCCCGTAAGCTGCAGCACAATAGCTGATACACTGATTATATATCAAAAAGTGTATATTTTTAAAGGTTTTTCTTTACCTTTTACTTTTATTGGTTTTAGTTGTTTTAGTCTATGCCCACAGTATAATTCTGTTTTTTCTCCTATGAGTATATTTACCCCTGCTTCTTTAGTCGCAGATTCAAGCCTAGCGGCTGTATTTACTGCGTCTCCAATAGCAGAATAATCAAATCGAGTATCGCTACCCATGTTGCCAATAACTGCTTCTCCTGTGTTTACGCCCACTCCAATTTCAACACCAATATCTGCCTTTATTATGTTTTCTTGTATTTCTTTAGCACACTCTACGGCTATACGTTCATGATGTAATAAATCCATAGGAGCATTAAAGATAGCCATCATAGCGTCTCCAATGTATTTATCGACCATGCCTCCGTGTTTTTGTACTGCGTCTGATTGTATAGTTAATGCTTTATTCATTATTTCTGTAACCTGTTCTGGCTCTAATGTTTCAGATAACGCTGTGAATCCTCTAACGTCTGTGAACAAGAAAGTACACCTTCTTTTTTCTCCACCTAGTTTCAATAAGCTAGGGTCTTTTTGTAAACGTTTAACTTGTCTAGGATCAAGATAATGTTCAAACTGTTTTTTAATTTGTTGTCTTAATTTATATTGTTCTCTAAACCTTAGATAGAAAGCTATCGCTCCTGTGATGAATTGTGAAATTAAAGACCACGTAACATCGATTAAAACGCCTGTAGATATTGTGTAAGCTCCGTATATGCCCGTTAAAGCCATCGTAAGTAAAGCTAGACGTACGCCCCAAGTTACTCCTAGATAGCTTATAAACGCCCATATAAGCCCCACAGACGCTAT